GTCGGAGTAGACCATCTAATCGTTTAAGCTGCTCAACAGATAGGGTGTAAAGATAAGCGTGACCTAAATCATCCTCAGTTAAGTTTCTGTCCGGATACCAATTTTCCGGCTTAAGATTGTCCGTGATAGGGCCGGCAGGACTGTGCAAGCCAGTTATCTTCGCGGGTAACGCGTTAAGCGTTAAGATAGACTGGAGAGACTCAGTGTCTACCGTACCTGAGATAAGAGTCATCGCGCCTTTAGGGTCTGGGAAAGCGTTCCGAGCTATAAGAGTCTGGTGTAAAACAGAACCCAACTTACCTGTACGAACCGTCTTAGCCATCAATTTGACAGGGAAGGAGGATAACTCTTCTCCCGCGATGAAAAGGCGTTTACAGATCTCCCCAGCCGGGCTGAGACTAGAACTGTGGACAACAGATTTAGATTGGTTTATCGTTACCCCGAGTATGTCCATGATGTGAAGATATTGTTTTGCAACGTCGGTGTTAGCTATTGTGATATCATCACCAAGTACAACATAGTCAGTAAAATTCAATACTCCTGCTAAGCCTGCAGCCAGTTTAACGATTACATGATGAGTTAGCGCTAACATTGGGAAGGATGACTTCGCTCCCATTGGCTGTCCAACCGAGTATTGGACAGTTCCGCCTGTAGGTAGATGATACTGACGGCCTACCAGAAGCTTCGCCCAAGAGATCGCAGCCTGGGTAGATCCTAGCGCGTCGGATAAAACACGAGTCTGGAACTCTAATGGCAAGCGATCCGTAGCGGCAGTTAAATCAAAGGAATAGACAGCCGTCTTCTTCGCAGTCCACGCTTTAACTTGAGCTGCGATACGGTCCTGATCAAAGGTACCATCCGTCACCAGCGGACGAAGCGACCCGTTAATGGTGTTATGGAGTGGTGTCAAGAGCGCCTGCGTCCAGTAATCGAGAATAGCGACTGTTCGGATTTTCCCGCCCCATTCCTCAACTGCGTGTAAACGACCCAGCACCAGTAGAGAGTCATGGATCTCATGACCTCCTGGGATCTCAACAACAGCTAGAAGGTCAGAAACGATGTCCAAGCGTCCACTAAACTTGGCGAAGAGTATAAACTCCTTGAATAGTTCG